AAGGTGCTCTTGATAAGCTGGAAAAGCAGTACCTCGACGGCTATGTCGACGACCTAACGGCCGAGGTCAATGCAGGCTATGAGACGACGCTTGCCGTCCAGTTTAACCAGCAGGATCAAGAAAGGCTCGACGTCCTCCGCCAGCGCTACTCGAAGACGCGCCGCCTTCTCCTCGAGGAGCGGGGGCTGACCGGCTTTGTACGCATGAAGGAGACCACCTCCGATGCCATCATGGACGTGATCGAGCGCGGTGTACGCGATAAGCTTTCCATCGCCGACATTGCCCGGCGCATTGCCGGCACGTCGGGGCCTGCGGATGAGCCGATCCGGGGGATCCCGGATATTGAGCGCCGCGCCATGGTCATCGCCCGCACCGAGACCCTACACGCGGCATCGGTCGGCCAAGCAGCCGCCATGCAGGATGCTGCCAAGGTGGTCGGTAAGCTTTACAAGATGTGGATCAACGCTGGGGATGAACGCGTGCGCGGCAACCCCGCTGGGCTTTACCCGGACAGCCCCTATGACCATTTCCACCTGCAAACAGGCAAAGCCATCCCCTATGATCGGTTGTTCGATACCGGCAACGGCAAAGGCCTGATGTACCCACGGGACCCCCGGGGCGATGCCGGCGACGTCATCCAATGCCGCTGCCGGGTGATTGCTTTTGCTGCCGAGGATGCTGAGGCCCTTGGTATCGAACTGGAAAACGCTCACACCTCGCAGGAGACACCATGAGCAACCATCAAAAAGCCATGCTTGGCACGTTTAAGAGTGCCATGTCGAGTAAAGGCCTGACGATCGAAGGTTGGGCCAATAAAGCCGTTGTCGACCGGGGCAACGACTTGATCCCCAAGAGCGCTTGGCAGCTGGAAAATTTTAAGAAAAATTCGATCATCTTGTTCAACCATGACAAAAATAAGCCGATTGGTCGGGCGATTGCTGTCGAAGCGCGGGACGAGGGGCTCTACATCAAAGCCAGAATCTCCGGATCAGCCGATCCCGAGATCTCGAAGATCCGCGACCTGATCGCCGAGGGCGTGCTCAATGCCTTCTCGGTCGGTTTTGACTCGATCGACGAAGCCAAAAGCGTCGACGGCCACAACGAGATCAGGGCTGCCGAACTGTTTGAATGCTCGGTCGTAAGTTTGCCGATGAACCAAGACTCTTTATTCTCTCTTGTCAAAGCCTACGAGCTCGACGCCGTGAGGACCAAGGCCCTTGAGCTGGCCCCGCGTCTCATGAAGGGGGAGAGCGATGACGCTCCTGCTGCAGCGCTTGCAAGCCCTGAGAGCGTGGCGGAAAAGGCTCAGGCAGAGGACGGCGAAGCTGAGGTGGATCCATCCGATCCGGCTGAACCTGCCGACGAGCCGAAGGCTCTTGGTGCAGATCTCGAGCTCGAGTGGCAAGCGCTGATGCTGCCCAAGGCGAGCTTTGCCGATCAGGAGGCGGTGTCCGCCTACCTCGCGCAAGCGGGCATGGAGGAGGGCGACGTTGCCGAGGCCGAAGCGGGATGGCTGGTGACACTCAAGCCGCAAGACAACTTCTTGGCCCTGTCCGAGCTCAAACTGCCGCAAGGCGTCGTGGCCCGCGTCGGCGTCTGCAATCCGGCCAAGGACGAAGCCGAAGACCAGTCCGAGGGGGAAGACACCGACGGAGACGCAAGCGACGCAGGAGAGGCCAAAGCGGCCCATCTGGAGGCTAAAGAGCTGCCGACTGCCCCGCTCGCTGAGCAGCCCAGCCTTGATCTACCCGAGGAGCTGCTGCAAGCCCGCCAGACCAACATCCTGCTCAGCCAGATCGTCGGTGAGTTCCAAGGCCTGCGCCAAGCGCTGCTCGCTGTCGCCGAAGCCCAGCCGCCCAAGGCCGCGCCGGTGCCGGTGGCCGAGCCGCAAGCAGCGGCCCTACCCGAATCCCAAGCCGAGCAGAAACTGCTCGACGAATACTATGCGACGATGGCGGACATTCGCCGCCGTATCGACCGACTCCAGGCGTAAGCCTGAACCCCTATCTCGACGCCTCTTTTCTCTCGTCTCAAGCCTATCTCGCGGCCCAATCGGCCAACTATCTCGACGCTTCCTTTCTCTGTCCAACCACATCTCGGTCCAGCCAACGCGTATCGGGGCATGACGCCGCCGACGTTGATAACCGTTTGAGGAGAGACAGATGGACAAGGCTCAAGTGGCGTCTGCGATTGAAGACGCCAAAGTACTGCAGGCGAAGATTGCTGAGCTCGAGACCAAAACCAAGGCGCTGGAAGAGGAAAAAGCCAAGGCCCTGGCCAACGCTAGCTCCTTCGTCGTCGGCAACCGCTCCGACTCCGACGAAGCCCGCGCCCTGGCTGCATTCGGTGCTAACGATGTCAAAAAGCTTTTGACCATCAACACCGCTGCCGAGCGCTTTGAGAAAGTCGACCCACGCCTCAAGCAGACCGTGGTCCGTCTTAAAGAATCCGTCGACATCGCCCGCATGACGGCGCAGATGTTCTACGGTGACGGCCTCGACCGGGTTAGCTCGGACGGGGAGATCATCGCCGGGCGCGTCAAGTCTCTGCTGGATACCCGCTACGGCCGCGAAGAGCTGGCCCCACGCCTCAAGGCGTTTTCTTCTTCGGCACTGGATTCCTTCATTCCCCAAATCGTATCCTCTCAATATATCGAGGAATTCGAGCTGGACTACGACCTTCAGCGGCGCTTTAAGCAAGTCACTATGCCGTCGCCCGTCTATGACTTGCCCGTCATCAAAGACGTGCTCAAAGCGCAACTTTCGAGCGAGAACGCAGCCGCGCAAGCCCGCGAATTTTCAGGCACAACCTTGACCTTCCGCGCCAAAAAATTCGAATCACATCATGTGTTACCAGAAGAAATTACGGAAGACCTGGCCCCGGACCTGCTCCAAATCGCCAGGTTCGAGCTCGCCCAGAGCCATACACGAGCTATCGAAAGTTGTATAATTAACGGGGACTTAGACGGCACTCATATCGACGCCGACACCCAAGCCGCCTCGGCTGTGGTGTGTGAGAAAGCTTGGAACGGTCTGCGCCGCCAAGCCCTCGCCAACGCGGCTGCTGGTGGCACCCACAACGTCGCCGGCGCCCTGTCTGAGACCGCGCTGTTCGCGATCAAGACCAAGCTGAAAAAGTTTGGCGTCAACCCCCAAGACCTGATCTGGATTGTCGGCCCAGCCGTCTATAACCAGCTTCTTGCCTTGCCATCCATGCTCACTCTCGATAAGGCTGGCCCACGCGCCACGATGGCGGTGGGTCAAGCGGGTTCTATCATGGGCATTCCCGTCGTGGTCAGCGGCATGATGCGCGAAGACCTCAACGCCTCGGGCGTCTACGACGGCACGACCACGTCTAAGGGTGGGATCCTGCTCGTCAACGCCAAGCGTTGGTACGTCGGTATGCGCCGCGCTCCTAGCCTGCGTATCGTCCAAGACTTGCCGAATTATGACCGCTATCTCATGGCCGCGTATCAGCGCCTCGACTTCCAAGGCCACGCGCAAAGCGCCGCCGAAGTCTCGGTATGCTACGGCTACAACGTCGCTCTCTAATCGTCACGGGGGTGGGCCGCGAGGCCCCCTCATTCATCCCTTGGCTAGGTATGCGGTACGATGGCGGACCTTTTCAAACTGCGGCGCAACGAAACCGTAGCGATCACCGAGCTCGCAACGCGAGGGCCAGGGACCTACGTGCAGCCGCTATGGGCGGAGGGTAACGCCCTGGTCTCGACGCTGTTCGTCGAGGCACTGGATCCTGGGGCTTCCATTTCGGTGAGCTTTGAGGACCAGGGCATGAGTGACCTGGCCCAGGACGTTGTACCGCTTGGTGGGCATGAGGTCATCACCGCGCCGCTGAGAGCCTCAAAAACCTCGGTGACGCGTTTTCACAACCGGCCCCGCATCCGCACGGTGGTCAGCGGTGGGCGTGTGACCTGGGGGCAGTGGCTGACCCTCAAAGATGAGTACGTGCCGATCACCGCCACGAATAGCGGTGAGACGCTGGTGTACACCGGCACGATGACCCCGGGCGAGGTGGCCGCTTTTCCGCCGTCCCCTGATAAAGTCATCCAACAGC